CGGGTCCACCTCCGGCTTCTTTACCGTCCGAGCCGATCTCACCTACCAGCAGGGCCTGCATCGACTCTGGTCACGCCAGACTCGTTATGATTTCTACTGGCCTGCACTCGCTCATCTCGGCGAACAAGCTGTTCTGAATCAGGAGATTTACTACGACGCTGCAGACGGCGAAAACGAGAACGTGTTTGGATACCAGGAGCGCTACGCAGAGTACCGCTACAAGAATTCCGAGATCACCGGCAAATTCCGATCAGACGCGACAGCGTCGCTTGACGTTTGGCATCTCGCTCAAGACTTCACCACGCGGCCTACGCTGTCAGCAGGCTTCATTCAGGATCAACCGCCCATAGATCGAGTCTCAGCAGTTCCAGACGAGCCGGACATGCTCCTAGACTGTTACTTCCGTTACCGCTCCGTCCGACCGATGCCGGTCTACGGAACGCCCGGCCTGATTGACCACTTCTAATGTCAGCGCTGGGAATAGCAACTGCCGTCCTTCCGGGCCTCGTTGGAGGCCTGTTTGGACGCGCAGGACAACAGGCGGCCAATAAACAGAACTTGCAAATCGCAAGGGAGCAGATGGCCTTTCAGGAACGCATGAGCAACACGGCCTACCAAAGGGCCGCGAAAGACCTAGAGGCCGCCGGCCTAAATCGCATATTGGCGCTCGGATCACCCGCCACAACGCCGGCCGGAGCTCGCGCCACCATGCAAAACCCAAATGCGGAAATGGCCAGCAGCCTCCGCGGATCTGCGGCTTCCGCAATGCAACTAAGGCGCCAGAACCAAGAACTCGCCAACATGCGCGCGGTGGAAACCCGCGACATTCGCACAGGCGCACTTGCAAGCGCGCAGTACAATACGGAACTCGAACGGCAAGACCTCATCAGGCAGCAGACCAAAGAAGCCTTCGCCAGAACAGGTATTGCATCGGCCCAGGCACTCAAGCAAGGCACGGAAGCGCAGTTATACGAAGCACTCGGGCCAGCGTTGCCTGCGATCGAAAAAGTAATACCGGCGATAGGCGTACTCGGCCTGCGCGGCGTATTCCGCCAAGCTGGCAAAAAGCCGTCGATTCCCACACAGCGCCCGCGCCTAAAACTGCCGCCCTACATCGGAGGAACAAAGTGACCTACGCACAGCCGAAATGCCCGCTGAAGCGCGAGCGCACACCCGTCGATATGTCAGACGACGAACTCTGGCAAGACCAGACGCATCAGAGTCAGAAAGACGAAGCTGATGTGAACCACATCGTAGCCAGGTACACCGAAACCGGAATGCTCCCTCCTGGGAACCGGATACCGGCACAACACGGCGACGTGCCGGAAACAGACTTCTTCGAGGCAGCCTGCGTGCAAGCAGAGATGCGGTCATCCTTCGAAGAGCTTGCCTTATACCCTGAGTCCGAGCCAGAGGCCACGGACGGCCCTGAAACGCCAGAAGCGGTACCTACCCCTGACCCAGCAGGGGAAATGCCGTTAGACGGCAATACAGGCGGCGACACGGAAGTCGCTGCCTCCACAAGTGCCCCGTTGCCAAACGAGGGCACCTAATGCTATATACTGCTTGTTCTATATAGCACCACTGACTAGCGGGCCATCTAATGGCACGAAGTCAGCATCAACAACCACGGAGATTAGCCATGCGACGTAAGAGAATGCCGAGGCGCAAAAGCCGGAAACTTTTCGCCAAAACAGCTTCCCGAACGAACCGGAAGAACATGCCGCGCACTGTGATGCGTGGCGGATACCGTCTGTAACCCAGACAAAAAAAGACCGGGCCTGTAGGGATCAGACCCGGTCAACACAGGAGAAGCAAAAATGCCTTGCCGCTCACCACTCCTAGGATACCGTAAACCGGATGGCTCCGTGGGTTTCTCGCGAAATGACACCTCTGGTCGTTTCGCTCACCTTACTCTCAGTTGCGGCGTGTGTATCGACTGCCGCATACGAAAAGCACGAGATTGGGCTATACGCTGTGCACACGAAGCACAGACACAAACCCGTTCAAGTTTCCTTACCCTCACATATGCCAGTGATCCCGGAAGCATATCGAAACGGGATCTGCAACTATTTTTCAAACAGCTACGGAACCAAGGTTCTCGATTTACGTATTTCGCTTGCGGTGAGTACGGCGAACAGTTCGCCAGACCGCATTATCATGTTTGCATGTTCGGGGAGGATTTCCCCGACAAATACGCATGGAACAGAGCCAAAGGCGGGGTCCTCTACCGTTCCGACAAACTAGAAAAAGCATGGCCCCACGGGCACGCAAAAATAGGTAGTCTCACGGACAAAAGTGCGGGATATACAGCGCGCTACAATCTCAAGAAAATCACCGGCGACAAGTCCATTGACCACTACATGCGGGAGTTCAATGGTTTCAACATCAACATCCAGCCGGAATTTCAACTTCAATCCACAAGGCCCGCTATCGGGCTAGAGTGGATCCGCCGTTATTGGAAAGACGTATTTCCGAGGGACGAGGTCGTCTTCAACGGCAAAACCTACCAGCCACCCGACTATTACATGCGGTGGCTGAAACACAATCAACCAGAAATGCATACGGAGGTACTAGAAAGGAGAATAGAGGCGCAAAGGGATGCGCCTTTCGAATCCGGCGAACGTCAATACTTCGCCGCCAAAGCTAGGGACGGCAAATACAAATCACTCAAGAGGGACTATGAAAATACAAATTGACCTCGATACATTGCTTGATCGGCTCTTCGTGGCCGGTCTCGCTCTTGCCGTCTGGGCCTGCATCGGCCTAGGAGGTTGGCTCATTTACCAAGGATTCAAACTGTCATGAGATATCAAGTATTCGCAATATTCGACGCTGCAGCGGAAGCGTATCTGCCACCGTTCATGCTCCCGACAGAGGGCATGGCCAAAAGGCAATTTGAAATTGCCATCAACGACGACAAAACCCAGTTCTGGCATTCGCCCCAGGACTACACCCTCTTTGAGCTCGGCATCTTCGATGATGCCAGCGGCACCTACGAGCTACATTCGCCGAAAAAATCGCACGGCAATGGTGTAGAGTACATCCGTCACGATTCCAACGATTCGCACGGAGACCTCTTCAATGGCACGGAACACAGCAAGCCGCCGCAGCCGAATGGCGCACCAGTTCAGTCAGGTTCCACAAGCGAGGATTCCTCGCAGTAGCTTCAATCGCTCGCATGGTCTGAAAACGACCTTCGATGCGGGGAAGCTGATACCCATTTTCTTAGACGAAGTACTGCCCGGAGACACACACAGTCTCCGGGCGACTATGTTCGGCAGGCTGGCAACGCCGCTCAAGCCGATCATGGACAACCTCTTCCTCGAAACCTTTTTCTTCTTCGTGCCTACCAGGCTGATCTGGGACAATTGGCAGAAGTTCAACGGCGAGCAGACGAACCCTGGCGATAGCACGGATTTCGTCGTTCCCCAGTTCGCGGGTATCAACGTCGCCGAAGGCGATATTCTAGATTACATGGGCGTCCCGCCGAAAAACGGTATCATCTGCAACGCCCTTCCGCCCCGCGCATACGACCTCATATTCAACGAGTGGTTTCGGGACCAAAACCTTCAGAATTCCGTACCTCTCGAGACAGGCGACTCCGGGGATGTAAATCCGGGAGCGCCCTATAACCGTGGCAAACGCCACGATTACTTCACGTCCGCCCTGCCGTTCAGGCAAAAGGGCGACGCTGTGACTGTTCCGCTGGCCGGTGACGCGCCAGTCGGGAACGACGGCACAGCAACTATCTTTACCAACGGCACGGACATACGTACTTTGTCCGGCCAAACAGGAGCCATTCAGGCTCGCTGGTCCTCCAATCCGTCGACAGACGGAGCAATGTCGCTAGAAGCGCCGGGGAGCTCCGGCGTAATTGCAGACCTCTCAGCAGTGTCGGGCATCGAAATCAACACCCTTCGCGAGTCATTTCAGATTCAGAAATTGCTCGAGCGGGACGCCAGAGGCGGCACCCGTTACACCGAAATAGTGCGCAGTCACTTCGGAGTTGTTTCGCCCGACGCACGCCTGCAACGCCCCGAATTTCTCGGCGGCGGGACCAGCATGATCAACATAAATCCGGTGCAGCAGACCTCTGCAACGAGCCTCGATTCAGGAGGCACCGTAGCCGACACTCCCCAAGGTAACTTGGCGGCCTACGGCACCGTGACCGCGCAGGGACACGGCTTCACCAAATCCTTTACCGAACACGGGTACATCATCGGCATCGTTAACGTACGAGCCGATCTCACCTACCAGCAGGGCCTGCATCGACTCTGGTCACGCCAGACTCGTTATGATTTCTACTGGCCTGCACTCGCTCATCTCGGCGAACAAGCTGTTCTGAATCAGGAGATTTACTAC